AAACATGGCAGGTAAAGGTGGCTATCAACGCCCTACAAGTCCCGCACCAGTTTCCGGCCCAGGGTCTTTATCCCAACGCACCGATGGTGGTCCCGCACATAGTCAAGCAGCAAAATACATTTCTGGTTTACCGTATGGGCAGGGTCAGGAGATGATGAATACTCAGTCTTCCGCACCTATGGAAGCGAGTACCCCAACTCCTAACCCTGTTCCTGCGTCTGAGATTGCCTCAGCAGGCGCTCAAGCACCTACTGACAATCAGGCACCTATTGTGCCATTTACTGCACCAGACATGTACCCAGACCGCCCTGTTACACACGGCGCTGATCTTGGTCCTGGTCCAAACTTATCTTCGCTAGGTTTACAGTCACCAGCAATTACGCAACAGCAATCTGCTGCTGCTTCCATTAAATCTTTGGCTAGTTCATCCAACGCTTCACCTGCGTTACAGTTCTTAGCCTCAAGGCTCAACGGGGTTAGTTAATTGAGTAGCTCATCTGTTAATCCAGATTTTTCAGACTCTCATGCTTTTCGTGTTGGCAAAGCACTGCAAGAGAACCCACATCTTTTAAACAATCCTATGCTTGCATCAGATTTGTTCAATACATCTGACCCTTCCAGCATGGCACAAAACATTATGCACACTGCATACGCCAATGCTATGCAGACTGAGGCACAGCGCATTAATGCCATTAAAAGTTCACTTACCACTCAGGCTATTGCCGCTACTCAGGCAGCACGGCCTGGAACAGCAATGCAGACAGCGACAAACCGTTACCAAAGCGCAGACGGTAAATGGTATCCTTATCAAGTTGAAAAGGCTACACACACTGGCGCTCCTAGCGTATGGTCTGATCTTGTTGGTCAGGCTGAAAATGCACTCAGTTACTTGGCTAAACCGCTTAAAGAGATTCAACGCGACTACAAGTACATCCACTCTCTTTACACCCGTCACGGTGTTCTGTACGGTGTTCTTGGTGGACTTGCCGTAGTAGGCGGTGGAGTTCTTGGTACTTTTGTTGGTGGTCCTGCCGGTACTGTTATTGGCGCTGACCTTGCTGCTGAGTTTATCCGCAAAATGGGTGGAGCAACTGAGGACTTGCAAGGTCGCAGTTTCCAAGATTCTGTTAATGATTCCGAGAATGAAAACTACAAGGTTTCTTTTGGTCGTGATGTTGCCAATGCACTAGGTGCAAATGGTAAGACTGACAAAGGTCAGGGTTGGGGTTCAACTCTTTCAGGTTTTATGGACTCAACCTTTGACGTTGTTGCAGATCCACTTATAGTCGCTGGTAAAGTACGTAGCGTTATTCGATCAGGCAAGTATGTTCTAGGCGCTGATGGCGCTATAAATGTTGTTGCAGATGGAACTGAAGCTGGACTTGCTAAAGCATCTCAGCGTGTTCCAATCATTTATCGTTCACAGGCTGTACAAAATTACCTTGCTAGCAACAGTTTGCACATGACCGGTAGCCCAGATGCTTTGATGAAGTTAAAGTATGCTATTGACAACCCAAGTCCATTGAGCGTTATTTCAGGTTCTACTGGTCGCGTTCGTCGTGGTCTTAACGAAATTGCCTCTATTCCTTCAGCGTCTGAAATTACTGTACGTTTCCCATCTCTAGGCCCTATTGCACCAGAGTTGGCTAAAGCAGATAGCGCCGACAAAGTATTTAATGTGTTCCTTCGTACTCTCAAAGAAGATGAATTACGCAATCGTTTTGCTCAAGGTGGTTTGCCAATCATTCCTTCTCGTACTTTAATTGGCAAGGTAACTTCACCAGCTTTAAATAGACTGCGTCAGCCTGGTTGGGGAAGTCTTGAAGCGGATGCGTTCTCAAAGAACAATGCTGCCAACTTTATCATACCTAGAATAAAACAAGATAATGTTGGATTCAATCAGTTTGTTGCAGAGAACACCAGTCGCATTATTGGTGAATCTGAAGCCAAAGCAGCAGCGGCTAAAGCAGCAGGTAAAGGCGAGATACCAGTTATTTCTAGCGACCTTGCTCGCAAGCAAGCAATTGACTTAGCTCATGCGGAAAACTGGAACCAGTGGGTTCCATCTGTAATCATGAACCCTTTTAATAAAGGTGCATGGGCAACTGCTACTGCAAAGAAAGTTCGTACTTTTACTGGTATTCAACCTGCCACAATTTCTAAAGATCTCAGTGAGATTTCTACTAGATCGTTCAAGCCGTCAAACCCTGCATCTTTCCGTGACATTTACCGTGTAGCATACTTTGGTATGGGACATAAAATGGCCCAAACAATGACAGATGCTTACATTGAATCTGGTACTTTTGACAAAGCCGGTAACTTTATCCCAGGTTACGATACCCATAACCTTTGGTTAAGTATTCAGTCTGAAGCACTAAATGCCCTTGGTTTTCCAAATGCTCCATCTGCTATCAGTGACACGCTAGAAACTATTGCTGCAAAGTCAAAAGGCACCATTGGTGGAAACATCTTTGGTCATGGTTACACCTCTGGCATTAATGCCAGCAGTCTTTCTACTGAGGCAGGAACTCAAAAACTTGCTCTATGGGCAGACCAAGCTGCAACTTGGGCATACCCAGATTTTCGTGTATTCACTAAAGCCGCACGTGACATGACCTTGCATGGCAGAATCTATGGAACAGTCGAAGGTGTTGCCCACAAGTATTTGTCACAGGTTTGGTCACGTCTTGCTTTGACCACTGGTGGATTCGCTATTCGTGTTGCAACTGGTGAACTTATCCCAACGCTAATCCGTTTTGGCGGCATTAAAACTATTGAGGGTTCTATTGCCAAGACCGCTGCAAAAATGGGTGTTAAACTTATGCCGGAAGAATCTAAAAGTCTTCTAGCCCATGCCATGTTAGCAACATCTGCTGATGGAGTTGTTGATTACACAAACCCTGCTAGCGTAACAAAGTTCATTAAAGATGCAATAGAAAACTCAAATGGCAAAACTGCTCGTAAGAATTTGTACAATATGGCCAACAGAACTATTAGCAAAAAATCTCTTGATCGTGCCAACTTGCTTGCTATTGCCACAGGCGGTCACATGGCTACTGGAGCTACCCTTGCAGGGCATCTCTTAGACCATGACATTAATGTTCGCATTGCTCAAGAACTAGACATGGCAGAACAGACATTCCGACCAGAACTTGAACAAGTTATGCCATCGGAAAGAATAATTAACCCTAGTGGTAAGCATAAGGCTTACACCGCTTATGATCATCACCATGACATTTTCTGGAACACTATGCTTCAGAAAGCATCTAACGATCCTGTGCGTCGCGCTATTGTTAAAGATGTTCTTGATGCGCTGAAATCTGGCAAGACTCAGGATGAGGCTTGGAAAGAAGCAACTGACAGAGAATACGCTCGTATTTCTGGACATGAGTATGACCCAACTTCTTTTGATAACCTAGGCAAGAAACTTACTCCTGCTCAAGATTTATACAAGCATGATAAGAGTGTTGGTCTTCACAGATACCATATGCAAGATCATCATCAGTTTGCCTTCTCTCGGACTGACGACATGCGTAATACGCTCACCGGAGCAGATGGAACATTCCATGATGAGATTGCTCATCAGATTGTCAACAATGAAAAAATCAGCCTAGAAGATACCATGAATGTTGGCATTAACTCTAAGCCATACACTGTTCTTGGCCCTGAACTTATTGACCACGTTGGCAATGTCTTTGATCGCGCAACTAATTTTATCTTCCGCAATGGGCTAGATCCAATCATTAATAAAGTTTCGCGTGAGCCACTGTTCTTCCAGCACTTTAATAAAGCAATGGATTTCTATGAACATCAGGTAACAGCGGGTTTAATAGATACTCCAACTGCTGTTCGCCTATCAATGCAACGTGCTACCCACGCGATGATTCCACAGATTCACAATGTGGCCCTAAAGTCACAGTTTAGTATCTTGGCTAAATCATTTCTTCCATTCTACTTCGCTGAAGAACAGGCAATTGGTCGTTTTGCAAGGTTAGTTAAAGAAAAAGGCCCACAAGCTATTCGTTACTACCAGATGATTCATCAGGGCTTGAATGACCCTGGCTTTGTCAACCAAGATACTAATGGCAACCGTTACCTGACCCTTCCAGGTGTCGGTGAACTTGGTGGAGCATTGCTTGCTGCTGAAAATAACATTCCTGGTTTTCAAACTGTACGCGGCGTTCCAATCAATGCTGAAGGAAATTTGGATTCGCTTGCAAGCGTTTTGCCAGAATTCAAAATGCCTGGCTGGTCTCCATTTGTTTCTGTGCCTTTAAACTATTTTGCTGCTCATTTCCCAGGACTTTCAAATCCAGTTAAAAGACTTGTAGGTGACAAGGCTTTCCAGCAATCTTGGGTAGATAGTATTATGCCTTCTGCTCCATTGAAAAACATCTTTAAAGCAATGACTGCAAATGAGACAGATAGCGTTGTGGCTAACTCAATGATGGCTTCGATTATGGCTGCAAACTACCATAATCAATTCCCAGATGGTAACGCTTCACCGCAGCAACAGCAAGAGTTTATTGACCACATTAAAAACAATGCTCTAAGCATGATCTTCCTTAAAGGTCTAGTTGGCATGGTTTCCCCATTGGCTCCAAAGATTAGTCAAGAAGACATTGGCTTGCGCCAAGAGTTCCAAGATTTATTAAAGACTCAGACTTACCCGGAAGCTTGGGCCACATTCTCCAGCAAGTATGGCGAGAAGTCACGTGGTTACACTATTTCTCAGTCAGATCCAAAGATTCCGGGAACTAACATTCCTTATACCAAAGCTGCTTACGATTGGCTTGCACAAAACGAAAGTCTTTTGGCTAATAGAGATTATGCTGTTGGCGCCGCTTTCCTTGTTCCACAACTTAAGGGTCCACTTGCTGATAAGCAAGTTATGGCAACTGAGTTGTTCAAACTTGGGTTAAAGAACAAGAAGACACCATCTCAGTTTGCTGAATCTATTTATGTTGCACATGGCAATGACATGTACTACGCAGCAAAAGATGCTGTGCAAGTAGAACTAGATAACATGATTAAGCATGGTGCTAGCCCTGAAGAATACAATGTTCAAGTAGCGCATTGGAAAGATTGGGAAAACAACTTTATTAAAACCAATCCTATCTGGTATTCGCACTTTTCTGCTGATGCTGTTGGCAAGGGTTCAATGGCCAAGGTTGCTTACCTACAATTAAAAGACATGTTCGCTAACCATGATGAACCAAAAGGTCCACAGACTGAAATTGTACGCGACCTTCTAGTTAGTTACCAAAAGGTTCAAGATGCAAAAGCTGCTGGTGGACCTAAGCATGACATTAACATGGCGTGGAAAACTTACTTAGATCAGTACATGATTGAGACTCCAGAGTCTAAGTCTGTAATTAATAGTGTATTTGGAAGGTTATAGTAATGGGTGCAATAACTAATCTGCCAGTTGGCGGTTCGCCAAATAAAAACACAACTACAACTGGAACTTCATCCACATCATCATCTGATGTAACTGTTTATACTTTGAATCAAATTCAAGGTATTGCTACTACTGCGTTTGAAGATGCTCTTGGTCGTGAACCAACCCAAGCAGAGTTGAATGGTTTTCTTACTTCGTTGAACAAGTTTGCAAAAGCAAACCCTGCGACAAACAGTGGTTCAGAAAATGCAACTAATAAAGCAACAAGCAAAGTAAAACAAAAAGGCACTGGTAATAATATAACAGATGTTGCTACAAACACTAGAAATGATACAACAACATCATCATCTACTTCCACATCAGGTGTAGATGTATCTAATTTTGCACAACAGCAACTGCAAGGTTCTACCGAAGCACAAGCAGTAAAGACCGACAGTATCTTTATGAACGCTTTAAATCTTTTAGCAAACCAGTTAGGCGGTTAATGTGCCACCAAAGAAATCTGGCTTTGATGCCGTTGAAGGCTATCTAGCAAAAAACTATGGCTTGAGCCAGGCAATCATTGATTCTGATACAACGGATCCTGCCAAGGGTTTTACAATCAAAGAAGCTCTTGCTCAGATTAATTCTGAGAATCTAGCCAACAATGCCGCAGGGCATCAAAAAGCTGCAAACATTCTTGCTAAAACTAATTGGTTCCAAACTTATGGTGTTGGAATTACTCAGCGTATCTCGCAGGAAAAAACTGCTAGTGGTGTGTTCAATCGTCAGATTGGCTATGCCAAGAATGACATTCAGGCAGAGGCTAACCAACTTGGTTATTCTCTAACCGATGCTCAGTTAACAAACCTTGCAAAGAACTCTTACATCTTTGGCACTGCTTTCAACTCTAATACTGTTATCAAGAACATTGTTAACACTGGCAAGATTTCAGGTGGTCAAGCCCAGAACACAATTGACACCCTGAAGACTCATGCTGATGAAATGGGTGTTCAGTACAATGAGCAGTATTTCCAAGATGCAGCGCAAAGCATTGCTAACAGTGAAACCGACTTAACCCATTGGCAAAAAGACATTAATGAACTTGCCAAGACAAGGTACGGTCAGTGGGCTGGCAAGATTGATGCAGGCATGAAGGTAAGTACCTTGGCTTCACCATACATCAACAGTATGTCAAACATCCTTGAGATTCCAGCGTCAAGCATTTCTTTGACTGACCCAACCATCAACAAAGCATTGACTTATGTTGACAAAAATAATCAGCAGACTATGCAACCATTCTGGGAATTTGAACAGAACTTAAAGCAAGATGATCGTTACTTCAAGACGAGTCAAGCAAAACAAGATTTCCTTAGTTTAGCAGGTAGCATTGGCAACTCATTCGGAAGGACTATGTAATGGCCGGTACTCCGACAGCGCCAGTAGATGTTAACGTTGCAGATGCTCGTGACATTTTCAAGAACATGCTTAGTTCCTATGGCTTTACCAATGATCAAATCTCAGGGCTACTTCCGCAGGTAATGAAGTGGAACGCTTCATACACTAAAGATGAGATTGCTCAGACATTACTTCCGACCACGCAGGAGTACCAGACTCGATTCTCTGGTAATCAGCTTCGTATTAAAAATGGTTTGTCTGCAATACCAATGTCTCAGTACCTAGCCAATGAAGATGCTTACCAGTCTGTTCTGCGAAGCGCAGGACTTCCTAAAGGCTTTCATGACAGCCAGTCAAACTTTGCTGACTTCATCGGAAATAACATTGACCCTAGTCAGTTAAAAGAGCGTGTGTCAGCAGCTCAAAAAGCAATTGATGGAACTGACCCATACTACAAAGATGCACTGCAAAGTATGTACGGTTTAGATACCGGACACATGATTGCCCACCTGCTCGATCCTGAAGCCGCTGCTCCACTTGTAGAGCGTCAGGCTAAGGCTGCTGAGTATGGTGCCGCTGCTGCCCGTCAAGGGCTTGCTCAAGGCTCTGTAAGCGATTATGAGGCGTATGCAAGCGGAGTTGGTACTGGAGCAGGGGCAGAGCAGGGAATGGCTCAGATTGCCTCTATGACCCCAGGATTGACTGCTCTAGCACAGATCAGTGGTGACCAGTACAACCAAGGCACCGCAGAGCAAGAAGTATTTGGTGGACTGGCTTCGGCACAGCGCAAGCGCCAGCAATTATCACAGCAAGAAATAGACAGGTTTACAGGCCGTTCTAATGTTGTCGCTGGTTCCTTGAACGCAGATAACGCAGGACAGTTCTAAACAACAGGGATACACCATTAAGTTGGCACAAGGTTCACGACCTTAGTATCCCACTCCACACAGACCGACCAGCCCATGTGTGCGTATCCGAAGCCTGGTAGTGAAAGCAGAAGCATACTCCCCCTTGTATGTATCTTGGTTCATGCTCAAACAGTAAGAGAAAGGGAGTGGCGTAATGGCCAACCAATACGATGATGACTACGACTACGAAGAAGAAGAAGAAACTCAGGATAGTAGTGGTCCAGCAAACCTTCGCAAAGCTTTGAAAAAAGCCGAGAGGGAGCGCAAGGCTCTAGAAGAGCAACTGACTGCTGTCAAGTCAAATCTTCGTGAACGTTCAGTCAAAGACGTTTTGGAGACTAAGGGTGTCAATTCAAAGATTGCTAAGTTTATCCCTAGCGATGTTGAAGCACCCGAACAGATTGCCGCATGGCTAGATGAGAACGCCGATGTGTTCGGATTCCAGACCAATGAGCAGTCGCAACCAACGGAATTGTCACAAGACGCAATTACCGAACAACGCATTAACAATTCTGCTTCGACAGGTGTTACACCTGGTCGTGATGAGGATCTAGCAAATCGTATTGCTAGCGCTCAGTCTAAAGAAGAACTGATGCAGTTGATGGGTATTGTCGGCTTGGGTCGAAACCGTTAAGCCACATTCATTCAAACTATTGTAAAGGAGTAAGCTATGTCGAACACCCCTTATGGTTCAACTAACACTTACACTGACACAACGAGTGGGTCGCTTGGTACCTCTTTGGTACAGGCAGCCTATGACCGTTATGTCGAATTCGCACTTCGTGCAGTCCCACTTATCCGCGACGTAGCAGATAAGCGCCCAGTACAGCAGGCTATGCCTGGTTCATCTGTAGTGTTCCAGTTATACAGCGACTTGACTCAGGCAACCAACGTTCTTTCTGAGACCGTTGATCCTGATGCAATTGGCTTTGGTAACACCACTTCAGTTCCAGTAACCCTTGCTGAATACGGTAACGCTGCTCTTGCAACTCGCAAGCTCGAACTATTCAGCCTTTCAGACGTTGACCCAGCTATCGCTGACATCATCGCCTTCAACATGGCTGACAGTATTGACGAAGTTGCACAGACTGTGCTTCGTAAAGGTACTAACATAATCTACGGTGATGGAACTTCTACCCAGTCTGTAACCCAGCCTACTGGCGGTATCACTTCAGCAGACGTTCGTAAGGCCGTTGCTAAGTTGCGTACCAACAAGGCTGTTCCACGTGTTGACGATCTATACTGGACTGGTATCCACCCAGAGGTTTCACACGACCTTCGTGCTGAGACTGGCGCTGGTGGTTGGCGTGAAGCACACGTATACAACGAGTCAGGTGCAGGCGAACTATGGCCAGGCAGCATCGGCGTTTACGAAGGCGCTATGTACGTTGAATCACCACGTCTATACTCAGGTGTAGTTAATGGTATTCAGAACTACGAAGGTGCAACCATTCTTGCCTCGGGTATTGCTGGTGGAACCGGTACTGGCGTTAGTGGAGAGTTCACTCTTGCTTTCGCTACTGCTATCCCTGCTAGTGTTCAGGTTGGATACGTTGTATCTGGCACGAACACTGCTGGTGGAGCTACTGCACCTGCTGCTAACATTGCTGCTTCAACGTTCGCTCGTGTAACTGCTATTTCTTCAGACCGCAAGACGGTTACTGTTGACCTTGCAAACACTGGTACTGTTAACGCAGCGATTTCATTCACTGCAACAACCAAGGTTTACCGCACAATCGTTGCTGGTAAGCAGGCCCTTGCTGAAGCAGTTGCTGAAGAACCACATGTGGTTATTGGCCCTGTTGTTGACAAGTTGATGCGTTTCCGCCCAATCGGATGGTACGGCGTACTTGGTTTCTCAATCTACCGTCAAGCTTCGCTTTACCGTATTGAGACCACCTCAAGCATCGCTAGCTAATACCCCCTCATGAGTGTTACCCCCGTCAGATAGTGGGCGGGGGTAACTCCTCATACCCTTCAAGTTTCTAAGGAGCAAACAGTGACCCAATACTACTTTATTCCACCTACAGTAGATGAAGGTCCTGCTGGCGACAATCGTTTGTTTTGGCGTTACAAGATCACTCGTGCTGACACGGTAATCAAAAACGCTGATGGTTCCTATTCGCACTACCGTAATCCCGGTATTGAGCAATTAGCACCTGGAACTACATTTTACCAAGGTGGACACATCTACCCTATTGACGATGGTGAACGTCAAAATCTTATTAAGTATGGTTACTCCTCACAGATTGTTACGGTGCCTCAATGAACCCTGGTCGTTACAATGGTTTCAACTTTACACAGGGTGATACTTTTACTTCGGCTCCAGCATGGAAAATTGACGGTGCTTATGTCAATGTGCAGGGTTACTCTGCCCTAATGCAGTTGCGTAGGGGTTCAGTTACTGGTACAGTTGTACTTGAACTCTCGACCTCTAATGGTCGTATTGTTGCGGGAACTACTGACGGGAAGTTTACTATAACAGCTTCATCTA